TCGTGTTTTGTAGTTTAATACCTAAATTTGCACTTACAGTTGCACCTGTTTGTGTATCAGCACCTACTGACCTTAATTGTTGTGATGTAGTAATATCCCCTGCAAAAGTTGAGTTTTGTGATGTGTCTAATGTTAAAGCTAAAGTACTGTTAGTTAAAAATGATAAATTAGTGTTAGTTGAAGTTCTTATACTATTTTGGTCAACTCTTAATGTTTGTGTTGAACTTTGTAATTGTAAAATTGCATCACCAGAAGCAGGGTCAACAGTTATTGAATTTCCTGCAAAAGTTGCGTTTTGTGTTCCACCTATTGTCAAAGCTAATGTAGGTGTGCTTCCTGTTTTAACTCTAAAATCTCCTGCTGTACTAATTTCTGCACCAGTTACATTATTTTCTGGTGTAATAAAAGAATTAGCAGAATATTGTAATTTTTTTCCTGCTGATATATTTATATCTCCTGCAAAAGTTGCGTTTGTTCCTATACTTACATTATTAGTTTGAAAAGTATGTACCACAGTACCAGCTTTTCTTAACGATAATATATCTCCATCTCCACCTGTTGTAGTTCTACCTAATTCCATAGCAATAGAATCAGATGAAACCTGTAATTCAGGAACTGTAGTTGAATACTTTAATCCTATTCCTGCTTGGTCAGCAAATCCACTTGCTGGGTTTACAACTGTATTACCCATTAAGATATTACCTGCAAAAGTTGAACTTGTACCTGATACTGAAATACCTGTACTTGTAGTTGCAAGTTTTTCTACATTATCATAATAAAGTTGAACAGAACCATTTTCATTAAATCCAGCTAAATTTTCATTAGTTGTTACTCCTTTAATTCTTATATTTTCAGCTTTAATTTCTATAGAACCAGAATTTTTATATAAAACACCTCCATTAAGTAGAATATTTCCTCCAAGTGTTATATCTCCTGCAAAAGTTGCTGATGAACTATTAATTGTAAGTTGTGTAGTTCCTGCTGTTTTTAATTGAATATTTGCACCTGCACCCCCACCTGTATTGCTATCCACATTAATACCTAAAACATCTCCAACAGCATTAATATTAGAAGCAATAGCATCTGTACCTAAAGTTAAATCTCCACCAGTAACAGTAACATCTCCTGCAAAAGTTGCGTTTTGTGAACTATCTAAAGTTAAAGCAGTTGTTCCACCACTGGTCATAAAAGTTAAACTTGAGCTACTACCTAAGGCACTTATAGAACCAACTAGATTCGCTGATTTAAATATAGCCACACCACCATTACCAGCATCATTCCCTGATTGTACCATTATTCCTTCAGTATCTACTAAACTATCTTGATTTACTGTTAATTTAGCTAATGGAGTATCTTCATCTATTCCTATTTTACCCCCAGATGTTATATATATTGCTTCTGAAGTTGCGTTATCATCAATACCTGTTGATGTAAAGTTAGTTATCTTATCTCCTGATGTTATAGCTATATCAGTTCCTCCTGTAGTATTACCTATTGCAAGTATTTCTGCTAAAGTATCTTGACCTTCTACTGCTGCATCTACATATCCTTTAGAAGCTGCATCTGTACTTGCACTTGGAGTAGCAGGTATTGTAACTTGGTCACTAAATGTTTTTACTCCACCAATAGATTGATTACCAGTAGTCATTACTGCTCCTGCTGCCAATACATTAGTAGCATCAGTTACATCAGCACTCGCTTCAATACCATTTAACTTAGTTTCATCAGCATCTGTAAAAGCATTAGTATTTGCATTACTTTCATAAGCAGTTTTAATTTCAGCAGCAGTTTGGTCAGCAGTTGCACCAGATTCTATTCCATCTAGCTTAGCTCCATCTGTAGCAACATCTCTACCATCAACTGTTCCTGAAAGTATTATATCTCCTTCAAATGTAGCGTCTTGTGAAGTGTCTATTGTTAAAGCTAATGTTTCTGCTGTATTAAATATTAAGTCACCTGTAGCTGTAGTTACTTCATTACCACCAGAACTTGTAATTATTCTTAAATCATAGTCATCAGAGTTAGGTGCTTTTAAATCTATATAGCCACCTGAAGCTCCTCCTATTTCTATTCTACCAAAAGCAGAGCCTTCAACACTAATTACATCATCTACATCTAATGTTCCGTCAATATCTACATCACCACTAAAATCTGCTGTTGTAGCACTTATACCTCCAACAAAAGTTGCATCTTGTGAAGTGTCTATTGTTAATGCAGTACCTCCGTTTTGTAGAAACTTTAATGTATTGTTTGTGTTACTACCAATTACAACTTCAGAACTACTAGCATAGAATATACCCTGTACATTATTTGTTGTGTTTTGAATAGACAACGTTGGAACTCCAGAATTTTGAATAACAACATTTCCTGAAAAATTTGCACCTGTACTAGATATAGTACCTCCTATAAAATTACCCTCTAAATTAGCAATTAAAGTAGCTACTGCATATCCTGTTCCACTAGTGTTTACTGTTGTAGTAGGTTCAGCTTCTAGTCCTTTAAATAACCTGTATTTACCTGTTAGAGCTTCTCTAAACAGTCCTGAGTATAGTGTAGTACCAGAAGGAGTATATTTGCCATAAAAACCTATGTCAACTGCATCTGTAGAAGTGTTGTTATTTGCTAATACAATTAAAGGGTCTTTTACCGTTAATGTATCTGTTCCTACTGTTGTAGTGCTTCCTTCAACTACTAAGTTTCCAATGACTGTTAAATTGCTACCTATTTTAGCATCTCCAAAGATGTGAAGATTTAATCCTGATTCTGGAGTAACACCTATACCTACTTGAGTAGTAGATACAAACACAGGAGAATTGTTACCAAAACCATCAGTTAGTTGTTTGGCTGAAGTAGTTATATTTCCATTATCAGAAAACTTTACAAGTGACTGATAGGTATTTTTTATTTTATTTCCTGAAAGTGTAGCCATTATCCTTCTTTTTTAAATAAGTTAGTAATTTTTTTACATTAACCTCTTTAGGTTTGTAATTCTTCTTTATAATACCCATCCGTGAAATCCTGTGTCTTTATCTGGATAAATATCTTGGTTAGAATTACTATAATACTCATCAAATTTAGATGGTGCATTATAAGTCATATAGTCAATAAATCTTTGTGCATAATACTCAGCAAAATCTCTCTCCTTTTGAATTAAGAAATCTATTTCTTCTTTATTAGCTATTTGACTGTTTTCAGAATTGTGTTTATATACACCTCCATTTGATATAGAGTATGCTGCAAATGGCAAGTATTCTACCATAGCAAAGTGTATAAGCATAGGTTGTATATAGTCATTTACTAAAGCTAAATAATCACCACTTAAATTTCCTGCTATTATATCGGCACTAATCTTATCATATAAATCTGTGCCTAAATAATTTTGTACATGAATTTCTTGTGCTAAACTAATAAACTGTATAAATTTATCTGTATCTACATTTGAATTTAATGCAGTGTTTTTCACTAAATCTGACCTTTTTATAAATAGTGCTGTTGCCATTATTCTTCTATATTTATTTGTTCTTCTTCTATTTGTACACTATCATCTTTTTTAATTCCTGTTTCTTTTTCTATTTCTGCGTCTGTTACAGCATTAGTTAAATCAGTAAATTCTAAAGGTTGTAGTGTTTTAAAGTATATGTCTAATTCTATTCCGTTATACATTAATACTTTTTCCAATTCGTCTAATATGGTAACTTGCATTGGTCTTATAACTGTATTGTCCATAAGTAAAGATGCTGTCTGTAATTCTTCTGCATTATTTCCTAAACCAGTATTGTCTTTTATACCTACAAGCATAGGCGATACAATTCTGTGTGATACCATTACCTTTCTCATAGATTCATCACTAAGAAATTTATACTGCTCATGTGCATCACTTAGTATGACTGGCTCAATACTTGCAGACAGCTCTTTGCTATCGTTAAACGCTAATATAAATCTACCAGCATTAGAAGAACCACTAAACTTTTCTTGGATGTTTTGCTCAATCAAACTTCTTTGTTCTTCTGTAGGAACACCATTATTAAAGTTAATAAGCATACTTGGAGCAAGACCATTCTGTATGTTATTTATATGATAATTCGCTATCTCTTCTTCTAGTTCTGCATATTGTAAACCTCCTTGATAATCTACAGGAGAATAATAATAAAATCCAGCTCTATAAGGTTTAATATATAATATTTCTAATCCTGAGTTACTTGTTCCAAATGCAGGTATTCTTTTAGGATTCATCTTGTAATTAACCTCTGACCAATCTTTAGCATAGTAATAACCTTGTATTTCACCCTTGTTATTTGCTTTCTCTGCCCTTAACGTCTCTACAGGTATATGTTCTACTTGCACAATCTTTTTTCTGTCCTTAGAATAGATTATTTGAATTGCAGCTTGACCCATCATTTTATAGTCGTAACATACCTTCTTCATACAAGATTTAGTAAAGAGTTCTTTCATCTCTATATAATCTTTACTCTTTGTATCTTCCTCTACAGCATCAAGTCCTTTACCATATATCATTTCTGCTATACCATTTATAGCGGCATTATTTGTAGGACTGCCATTATATCTATCTATTAAATAACTAAAATAATTATTATCATCTCCATATTCTACCCAGTCTCTATTGTATTGCTCTTTTATTTCAGGTCGTGTATAAGATGACATATTGACTATATGTATCTTTCCTTTTTCTACTTTAGGCAAAGGTTTACTATTATATCTTTTTTTTGCCATTTTATTTACTTTTCTCATATTATTACAAAATCGTTATCGTATGTGTTTTCTGTAGTGTATTCTCCAGAGTGTACATCAAAG